CCCGATTCAAGTGTACTGCTTTATCAGTTTTTGTTTTTACACGTTCCAGAGGCTCTTAAGTATTCCCCCCTAAGAGTTCTCCCCCGGACAGTGCGGCGGCGTAACTTGGTCCTCGAGTCTTCCCCTTTGTCCCATGACTGTGTCCTACGTCTGCTGGTCTCAAAACGCAGTTCGGTACATCAGTCTGGGCCCTAGGAGGGTCCAACTCTTGACACCTTGTGTCACGCTCGGCCTGAAGCTTGCTAATCGTCGACTTCTTCCACTATTGGACCTGGGCGTGTCATTTCAATATAACGTGCCCCTCTATCCATGGTGTAGTCGATTCCTGCTCCCGCTAACGCGCCGGGAGGTCCTCCTAGAAGGCCCCCTACGGTCGAAAAAGCTGCGCGGGCTAGTGGGTGTGAGATTACTGTGTGCAGTGTGTGCATTGCACCTTTCAGCCAATCTTTTTCCTGTTGTTCGGGTTCTTTTGTGGAAATCATGGTTGGTCGGTTTGAAACCACCGCTGCGTATCCAATTGGATCATTGTGCGAGCTGGTCCTTGACAACCCTGTACCTATAACTTCCCAATGCAGAGCACAGTCAAATGTCCATGACTGGTTGGGTTCTGCTCCGGTGATGAATATGACATTTGTCACCCTTGGAGCATTGATTTCAAACGTGTCATCTGGATAACACCAGTTGTTCATTGAGTTGTACTGAAACTCCTCCACTGTCACTGGCATGTACGAGATTGCTTCCCCACGACGTGAGGCTGCTGCTCGCACTGCCATTGGCTCTTGAAGTAGTTTAGTCAAACTTTGGTCATCCCAAAAGGGGTGAGCTGAAGTGTTTGTCCATAAAAGAACTTGACCACCTCGTTTGAATTCCGAACCTGCATACGCTATGGTTACGCCACCTCCGACTAAACGATACTGCCGGACTGCTCCAGCATTGTCTGTCATCGATTGTCTGGTCAAAGGTGACTCAGCGTAAAAGAACTGCGCGGTATTGTGAATCCCATCTGGCGCGGTGTAGTCATGCGTTGTTGCTGGGTGAAAATTGGCACCATTAAAATATTGGGTTGACGTGACCACAGGAGCAAAGCCCCCGTAGCCTTCCGTTTGGATGGGGTAATTAACCCCTACCGTTGGTGCTCCCAAATTGTTCGTGATGCCATCACTTGTCACTCCCGCCATTGGCGAAAATGCTAACCACCCCACTCCTTGCGTACCGATGTCTATCTGGCCCCTCACTCTCGTTGCGAACTTGTGCGAAGGCAATGTTACCATATCGGGTATGCAAGGGGGCTCCGGAAAGTCACCTAGCGGGTTTGTTTGCGCTCTCAAATAGAGACGCGCACATTTTGACAACCCACTTGTGGTGCCCAACACTGAGCCTGGGATCCTGGTCGAATAGTCCCCGACTCTCGACCTTCTTTGTAGGAAAGAGGACTGCCGGCGGTTGCCTGCTTGAATTGATCTCCCCTCACTTGGCAGGATGACGTTTTTCTTATTCTGCCATTTCTTAGCTTGCTTCTTGGCTCTCGGTTTCTTCTGACTTTGTTTGTCCATCGTTCTAAAACCAATTTGAATTACGCCGCCTAGCTCGGGTACGGGGGGTTGCTGAGCCCCAACCCAATACCATTGGGTCCCTGCGTGTGTGAGATAACCCCTCACAAGTCCACCGCACACATCACCTGCAAAGCGTGATGCGTGATGGCGGTCGGGTATTTGTTGATGCGCTGGTACTCACCCACCATTGACAATAGCTCTCTCGAGCTCAGTCCGTATACAACGGCCATGGTTGGCAGAGTGGCTGGGTGTATGTCATACGTTCCCGATAGTTCAAACTTAATTAATTTCATTTTCAGTTCTTGTTTGACTATCACATCTTGTTTGGCTGTGATTTCCTTCTTCGGTTTGGTCTTGTCGCGGATTGACTCAAAAATTGGTCGTAACACCGGACAATGTCCACACCCTTTCAAAGAGCCTACCGCAATGCAGTAGAGCAACAGCAAGCACGTTTCATGATCATATTTCTTTGTGAAAAAGCCCAATTTGGCCAAAATTTTGCCAGCTTTTGGTGTCAAAATGTGCGTCGGTCGACCGTCTTTCAAAGCCCTCATTACACGGGCGCTGCAATACTCAGCGCTGTATAAATCGTGAAGCTCTTTCATTTTTGGTTTTAAACCAAATTTTTGAATGAGCTCCACCAAGGACTCTTGGGACAGCTTCACGGGCGACAAAATCAAGTTGTCATCCCCGTTGACGCATACCAGACTGACCGGCAACTTGTGTGGTGGCACGTTCAATATTTTGCACAAAGCGAATATGTGCACCACACCATTGATCAGTGAATTACCTACTGTGGTGTTTGGGTCTCCTGATTTCCTAGTGGCTTCGCACCAGTACTTAAAAAATTTTGTGTAACCCAGCGTTTTCAACTGGGCTCGGATGACTTCCAAACATTCTGGGGGACAGCCATGTCGTTGATATATTTCAAATTCCATCTCCAACAGTTCTTTGCCAATAGTGGCATCGAACGTTGAAAAGTCATCTTCATATATCCACGTGTCGAATTTCGAGGCTATCTTTTCTCCCAAATCGTCCCACATACTCCCGGATGTGAAATAGAGTGGTGTACTTTCACCATCCCATTCATTTTTCAATCTCTCTGTCATTGAGAGCACCCAGGGACCTGCTGCAACATTTGCAACATGGGACACCCCTTGAATTAACCGAGGTTTGAGCTCCTCAGTCTCTTTGAAGGCTGGTTCGATTTTCACGAAACTCTGCCGAATGTAGTCGGTCGGAAACAAACCCCTTTGCAGAAGTTTTGACCGAGCGAAGTCGTGTTGTTTTTGTCTGTTTTTGGGAAACCTTGAATTCCACAATGCATACGACTTGGCTGCCACTGGGACGCTAGCGTTCGGAAAAAACCACTTGAAGTGTTCGCGCAAAAATGCGCGCATTTCCGCCATCGCTATCTTATCCACACCTGGCACTACAGTGATGTGTCTTGATGTCAACGCGATTTGTTCATTGTTCTTCGACACCATTGGTACAGCTGGGGCGTATGACGCCACCGGGCCGCACACCGATCCTTGGGATTTCTTCGCCTCTGGCGCTTCCTCCAGTTCTTCCAATCCCGCTTTTGGAGCAACACCCAACAAGGGGTGCGTCGACTCCATCCGCGACATCAGTAAATCTTTAGGCAAGTCTCCCGAGGGTAATGTTCCCCGCCCATCCTCACAGCGAGCCATCGCTGCTCGAACATCATTGCCGTCAGTTGGCACAATTGTGATGTTGGCTGGGCTTTTTTGTGTTGCCACCTTCTGTGCTGGCCATGCTTCTGGCCCTGCAGAGGCCGCAGGTGCTTGTTTCGAACTAACAAAAACTGTTTTTTCCGATGCCGCTGGAACAGCCGGCGTTTGTTTTGAATTAGTCGACGGGATTGTGGTTGTTTGTGGCGGTGTAGGTTGGGTCAATCCCCCATGGGACGTGCTTGAACAGCCTGCTCCTGGCAGCTGCTCACCTGCTGAATACTCAGACAGAGCTGAGTCGTCCTGCGGTAGATTGTTTTGTCTTGATTTCCACCGGCCCTTCACCAAACTCCACAGGTTGGAAAACTTTCTTGTCCAGTGCGGCTGCGTGTCTTGATCTTTTTCCTGCCCAACTACTATTAGGTCATTACCTACTTGTCTTTGAGCCTGCAACAGATTCTGGTTTTTAACCCAGGCTCTGTTCAGATATATCATTGCTGCCGCCCCACACAGTGAAGCTGCTGCGGCTTGTGCCATTATCCCCACATTTGGATAGTCTTCGCGCACTTTTGTGAGAACTTGCGGCTTGTGCCACAACCAAACCAACCCAGCGGACAAAAATGCCGCTCCCGTTGCGTATAACTTCAGGTGATCTATCCTCTCAGCCCTGGGTGCGAAAAGTCGCCCTCTGGCCGTATCTACCTTGCTCAGGTGAGTTACCTGCAAGCCGTTATACAAACAAGCTTCCACTTCTTCATATCTTGAATAGCCTATGACAGCACAACAAAAAGCTGCCATTGCTGCAGTTGACTGATCGACAGCCAGTTTTAACACCGCCTTCTTTGCGGTGACCAGACACTCCTCCCACAACAACTCATTTCGTGGTCGGCCAGCGCAAAGAAATGCGACTTGGCTGACTACGGTTTTCGGTATGGCTATCTCAATAGCCCCCAGTTGTGCGATGAAATCAGAGCCCCATGACACGCCTACGTTTACCCGACTAATTTCGTAATCAGGTACGTGCGTAATAGACTCAGCGGGTCGTGATGCAGTGTAATTTACGGATCCATAATGTTTAAGGTCAAAGAGCGCTGGCATAAAAAGCTCTGTTGGTTCCTTCTCCCCTTCCATTCCGATTGGGGCCGGGTAAAATGTGAGTATCGTGGTGGTTTTCACACCCTGGTCCGGCAGCTCTCTATCCACGTTCCAAACCATCGCCTCCGCGCCGTTTGAATAATAATTAGTATTCCACAGCCACTGAAGCGGATTGTGCGTGTACGCGGTTTGGCTACCAGCTACCCTCATATTCACCTTGCCTTCCATCGTGATCCTATACACTGCTTCCCCGTTGGCTAGCGAGCCCACTGGCTTATCAAAGCGGTGAACTGCTGCCAATAACATCTTGTGAGTGCTCCGGTGTACTAGCTGCAATATGTCTTCTTTTGAAAAGTAATACAAAGAATGCACTGCCATGTACACATCAGGCGTGACACAGGAACAATCCTGGACACGGTGATTGCACCATCCCGTCTGTAGCCGCCTCCGATTCGATCTAACAACATCTGCTGGGCTTAAGACAGGGCAACAACTGTGCACGTTTTGGCGATTTAATCGGGCATGTCGATTCGGATTTCCACCAATGTCAACGATTTTCACCTGTTTCCAACCTTTCAGAACCGTGATAGTGCTGTACATCATGTCTTCTGCTACAGCTCTGTCATAGTTCAACGTCGGGTGTGGATTCGGTATGTCGTCTTCCATATGTGGAATGTACCTTGCATACCTATTGTCTAGGTCTGCTGTGGTCGTCCCAATTTTGACTTTCCGGCGAGGCGGTCTCACAGCTGAGACCGGTGCTACTACCTTGGCCGGAGCATCCATTTTTGGTTGCGCAGATGGGATTACTGCGGGTGCCGTTGCACCTGGACTTTTAACCACGTCCTTGTGTGGCTGGTCAGTTTTGCTGTCTTGTTTCTTCTTTTGACCATCAGTTCCCTTTGCTGGAACTGGCGCTTTTTGATCTTTAGCGACTTGGGCGGGTGCAGAGAGGTTTGGGTGAGCGTCATTCCTTACCTCCTGCTTCCCACCAGAGACTTTTACTGGGCGTTTTCGTGCGGGCGGAACAACCGCCTTGTCTGCACTCTTCCCTGTAAGCTTAGAAGAGTCTGTGAGATGCCTTTCATCATCTCCTTTCTCTCCTTCGCTGGCCTTCTTTTTGTCTTGAGGATGTTGTGAATTTCCTGCCGTAGGCCGCTCATCTTTACCCGATGTAGCTTTGGGTGTCTCTTTTGGATTTACTGTTTTCTCAGGTGCTTGGCCTCCAGAATTTTGGGGCACTGTTTTAACCCACTTTCGAACCGATTTTTCTTCAGATAACATTTCCAAAAATACTCTTAGTTCGATAGCTG